CCTGAAGATGTTGAAAGTTTAGGATTATTGTTATATACAAAATCATGAGGAATGTCATAGGAGATATTAATGCAGACAACTTATTATCCAACACATACAAGATATAGAGACAGAGATAATTATTTATTTTTTAGAATTATTCCAATGAAATTATCTTATAGTGGTAGTGTATCGGAACATAATATAGGAACATTACCAGTAACAGAAAGAATAGGGGAGACAATTTGTTTTATGGCCCCTATGGAATTTCAAGCAACATCAAGTCATACATGAGAACCATTAACTACTGTTGTTAGTAGAATAAAAGATATAATGGCTCAATCGGCACAAGAGGCACAATTATCTACAGCACGACATAAAGTAGATACCGCGCTATTATATCAAGATTCTGATAGAAGACAAATTGAATTAATGATAAATTTAGGTGTTTATGAAAACCCTGTAAGGGATGTAATGGAACCTGTAAATAAATTTAGAAAATGATCAGCACCTGAAAGGGTAGGCACTGGATCTTTAAGAACAGAAGTAAAAAATCCTTATGTTTTTAGAATAGATACTATTTTAGGAACTGGTCGAGTATTGCCAATAGTAAACATAAGAGCAGCAGTATGTGTGGGAGTACAACCACAGTTCTTCGGCCCTTATATAAAAGGATATCCATCAAGATGTGAATTGGCTTTATCGTTTAGGGATATGGAACCGTTAACACAACAATCCTATTTAGATCAACCAGATTTAACAGATAGACATTTTAGTAGAGTTACAGTAGGATCGCCAAGAGCAACGAGGGGATAGGAAAATAATATGATTAGATCAGACAAAGAATTCAAAAGAATAACTGGAAAAAGACTACATAATTTATCTCAATTACAAAAATTCGAAATATGAGAAGATGAGGGAGAATATTTTTTCAATATTTTTGATAGTTATAATATTATTGATGAAATAAAAAATGACGATGATTATGTTTTTTATTATTATGTAGAAGAAAATGATTGATGAGATAATATAGCATATAAATTTTATGAAAATGAAAGATTATGGTGAATTATTGCTCTTACAAATGATGTAATAAATCCATTTGAAGAATTGATTTCAGCTAGTAAAATAAAAATTATTGATAAAAGATGATTATATAAAATAGTTAAGGATTTGAAAAGGACTACTAGATAATGAAACATGCTAGTTTACAAGGATCATTTAATATTACATTAATAATAGATGGTGAAGAAATTGGAATATTAGCTCAAGAAATCGGTTTGTTATATTTCATTGAAGATATTTTTTCATATTCTATTACCGGAAAATTAACATTTAACGATAGGCAAGGAATAATGGAATTTGGTCCATTAACCGGCCATGAAAAAATTGTTCTAACATATGGAATAAACCATACAACTACGCATGAATTTAATATTTTTAAAATAGACAAAGTTATCCCCACATGATCAGAAGCAAATGGGAAAAATAATTTTATAGAAATAATATTTGTGGATGATTGATTTTTCAATTTAATTGGTAGGGAATATTCAAGATCCTGAAAAGAATCAATAGGTTCTGATATAGTAAGGGATATATCAGAAAATATGATAGGAATTGAAAATTGAGATAAATGAGAAGACACAAACGAGGAATTTGAGTATTTTTATTTGCCATACTGAACACCAAAAAAAGGAATTGATTGATTAATTAAACGATGTAGTGGCAATGATTCAGGAAAATCAGGATTTTTGATGTATAATAATGTAGTAGATAGTCAATTGCGTTCAAATTTTGTTACATTAGAAAAATTATTACAACAAACAAACTTGTATGAAACAACTGAAAATGCTATATATTCCTTCACAAGTGAATATGAATTCGATTGAAATAGAATATTATCATATCAATTAAGCGGTATAGATAAATTATCGCGATTTAAATTAAAGGGCGGCAATAGAAAGGGATATGACAGTAAAAAGAAGCAATTTTTTGATATAGATTTTGATTATGAAAATTCAATAGGAGAATATACATTATTAGGCAAAAAGAGTTTATTTGAAGATATTTCAGACGAAAATACACAACATTCTATTACAGGAGAAAGTGTAGGAGAAATAATTGAAAATATATATTATAATGATTTTATCAAGAGATATTCATTACAACAAACACTAAATATTGTTGTAATAGGAAATGAAGATAGAAAAATAGGAGAAATGATTGAAATAGAATGGCCATCAATACACGATAAGGAAATGTATAATAAAAATTTTGGTGGTAAATATCTTATAAAATCTATAACACATCAATTTGGACAAGGAATTCCTTTTTATCAACAAAAAATATCTTTAATAAAGAATGCATATGAGGATTCTGATAATATAAATCTTGTGAAATCTGTAAATAGTAATTTAGGAGCATAAAATGAAGAATGATATTGGAACATATAGGCCAGATGATGAAAGATTAAATGGTATATATAGAGGGGTTATTGAAGACAATAAAGATCCTGAAAAAATGGGCAGATGTAAAATTCGTGTGTTTGGTATCCATACACCTAGCACATCAAAGGATGATTTAGATGGTATACCAACAGATGAATTGCCCTGAAGCGAACCAGCATTGGGGTTATTTGAGGGTAGTGTGTCTGGATATGGCGGATGGACAATACCATTACAAGGAAGTCATGTATTTTTATTTTTTGAAAATGGCCATATGTTAAAACCAAGATATTTTGCAAGTGCACCGGGAGTTCCTACAGAAATAGGACATGGATATGATGATGGATTTAGTGATCCCGATGGGGAATTTCCTACAGAAAATAGATTGGATGAACCCGATTGACATAGATTATCTAGAGACGAAAGTGAAGAAACAATTGTTTCTCATAAAGAAGATAATTTAGATACAGGAATAAAATTAGCATTAGAACAGGGTGAATGAAATGAACCAAGTTCTTTTTATTTAAAATCTTCTGATAAATATCCAAATAATATAGTATATGCAACTCATAATGGTTTGCTTGTTGAAATGGACACTTCTGATAATCCAAGATTTCATTTATATCACCCTTCAAATTCTTATATTGAAATAGATGATGAAGGAAATAAGGTAATTAGAAACGAAGGAAATAGATATGATATTATTATGAAAGACTTTTATAAACATATACTATTTAATGATCATACTACCATTGACGAAAATAAAACCGAAAATATTGGAAACGATAAATATGTTGAAATAGGAAACGATAATAATACTGAAATAGGAAACGATAATAATACTATAATAGGCCATGATAAAAATACTGAAATAGAAAACGATAATAATACTATAATAGGAAATAACAAAACTACTGAAATAGGAAACAACAATACTATTATAATAGTAAATGATGAAGAAAAAACTATTGGTAGAAATAAAATCGAAAATATTACCGATGATTTAATTATTACTGTAGATGGCAATAAAAACGTTACTATATCAGGAGAATGTAATATTACAGTAACAGGCAATTGTAATATCACATCACATTCAACAGTAAATATTAACGGCGGCCCAGTAATTAATTTGAATACATAAAGGAATTTAATATGGATATATGTAATGGAGTAAACCAATCATTAAATAAAGAATTGAGAAAAATGCGACAATCTCAAAATCAAATACATAATAAAAAAAATGATGTAAACAATACTGTAAACGAGAAGGCAGAAGAACCACTAGAAGGCCCGGATAAAATTAAAAGTGATTTAGAAGAAACACAAAATCAAGTAAATAATGATATGTTTGATATTGAAAATACTACTGGAGCATTTGCAGGATCGTGTTTAGATGGTGTATATGGATCAATGGAAGATTTATTAAATAATTCTGCGGGATATTTAAAAGATTTATTTCCATCCGGTGCCGAACTTGATATTATGGGAATATTAAGTGAATTTATGGAATTGTTAAATAAACTAGGAATTCCTAATTTAATAAAAAAATTAGATGAATTGCTCGGTTGTGTTTCTGATGCAGACTGTATGCCTGTAGGAGAAATAGATAGTATATTTGATGAAATTAATACATTTGTTGATGGCGCTGGTTTATCACCAGAAGGGGAGTTTGGTATTTCATCATTTCTAGATTCCATATCAACACCATCTGATCTTAAAAATGCATTAGTAGATATTGGGCCGGATATAGAAAATGTCAAAGAGGAAACAACAAAAGTGATGAACGCAACAAAAAGTGGGATATCTAAAGGAAAAAGAGCCCCTAAAGATCTTTATTAAGGAGAAAATATGTTATTCAATAGTATGACAACGGAAAAAAATAGTGTAACTTCAAAAATAAGCCAATGGTTTATTAATAAATTATTGAAAAATATTACTGTATATCCAGATGGTAGTATAGTAGAATATAAAGACGGAAAATTAGAAATAACACCATCTTATACTACTGTAATATCATTTAAAGGAAAAATTCAATTTGAAAGTGATGAAGATATTGTAATACAATCACATAAAACCCTTTATTTAAGAGGAGATATTCTTCATTTAAATGATCATAAACCAGTATCATTAGAAAATCAATTTGATTATAGTAAATATTTAAAGGATAGTGAATAATGGCAGAAATTGTTTTTTCAGTACAAAATATTGAAAGTGAATATCCAGGGCAGATGTATCCGCCCCATAATGATCCTTTAACAACAGTAATAAATACTAATGAATTAGTATATTCTGGTGTGGGTATCATAGAAACCCATTTAGATGCTCCTGCATGAAGTTGAACCTTTTCGGGAAATAGATTAGTTGAAGGAACAAATATTGATATATCACAAGAAGGGGATGATCTGCATGTATCATATACCGATAATATAGGGATATTTCCAAAAATTGTGCATATTGAATATTTAGATCCTGATTATAATGTACATACAGTAAATGATGTAGCAAATTTGCCTAGTCCCGAAAATTCTCCATATATTACCAATATGGTACAGCAGGAAAATTATTATAAAGACACTCAATATGTTATTGAAACTATTAGTGTTAGTATTGTAGGAACACAAGGGGGGGAACCAGCAACTGATAGTGGTGTGTTTAATGTATCTATTTTTATTAATTTTCAATCACAGAAAGATGTTGTGAGACAATTATTAGACGAAAGGGGAGTATAAATGCCACCATTAAGTTTTTTAGGCGCATATTGTACAGGACATCATTGTTTTCATCCTAGACCAACAATTGTATCTTCGCCGGATGTTAATGTCAATGGAATTGCAGTACATAGACAAACAGATGCATTAGCAGTACATAATTGTGGTCCAAGTAGTCATGGAGGGGCGTTGGCCCAAGGCAGCACTACCGTATTTGTAAATGGATTGGGAGCATCTAGAGTAGGAGATCCAGTAGATTGTGGTTCTTTTATGATAGAAGGATCAACAGATACATTTGTAGGTGGATAAAATATATAAATAATAGAATAGGGAATTAATTTTATGACTATAACATGAAAAGATATAGATTTATCGTTTGAAAGAAAAAGAGATGGTGATATTGGTGAACTAAACCATGTTGATGCTGTTATGAAGTCACTATCTAATATAATGACTACCATAATGGGCAGTAGGAGAATGCTTTCTGATTTTGCAAATAATTATTATTATTTATTGTTTGAACCAATGGATGAAATAACTGCAGGTCAGTTGGGAGAAGTATTTTTAAATGCTATAGAAAAATGAGAAGATAGAGTAATCATACAAAATGTTAATGTAAATCCCAATTATACAATGAACTTATATGAGGTTATTGTAACATTTACTTTAAGAAACTCCGATCAAATATACCAAATACAAGAAATTTTAAGAAGAGGCTAAAAAATGACACATTATGTAAATATAGATTTTGATTCATTTAAAAACAAATCAATTGAGGTTTTGCAAGAATCAGATACATTTAGAGATTATAATTTTCAGGGATCTAATATAACAATATTATTAGAGCTAATGTCATATATTGTTGAATATAATACATATTATCAAAATAAAATTATTGATAATATGTTTTTAGATACCGCAAAATTGTATAATACAGTACATAGATTAGCTGGACTAGTAGGATATAAACCAGTAGGGCATGTTTCTGCTTATACAAATATAACAATAAATGTTTCAAATTTGTCTGTAAGTAATAGTGATAGAACTCTTACAATACCAGAATATAGTATTTTCAAAACAGAAGATGAATTAGAATTTGTCAATACTATGGAATATAATATAACACTACCTGCAGGTAATAATAGTATAGAATTTGAAATAAGTGTAAAAGAGGGACAACATGAAAGATTATATTATACTGGTAGGGATTTAGTTGATTATTCAATAATATTACCAAGTGTTGCTTATGATAATGATAATAATATTGATAATGAACATCAATCAATTAAATTATATGTAAATCCAGAACAAAATCAAGAGCCATGAATAAGAATAAATGATGTTTTTCAAGATATTTCAGGGCTTGATGAAGAAAACAATGTATATAGTTTTGAATATAATAAGTATAGAAATTATGTAGTATATTTTTCTGGTGCTAGAAATTATCCAGAAGATAATGATGATGTAGTTATTGATTTAATTAGATCATCTGGTTCAGATGGTAGTGTAGGGTCTAATACTATTATAGAATCGGATGGTGAATTTTTATTTGATAATGGAACTCCTATAGATTTAGATAATATTACTATTACAAATCAATATCCTACAATTGCTTCAAGCGATCCAGAAACTATTGAACAAATTAAACAAAATGCTACAAGTAATTTTAATATGCAATATAGATGTGTAACAAGATCCGATTTCAATAATTACATTGAAACAAGGGATGATGTTATAAAGGCTAATGTTTGGGGAGAACAAGAACAAGCAGAATCATTGGGATTATCAGGAAGTGATGTTCAATTATATAATCAAATTTATATATCAGTAATTCCAAGTGTTTGAAATGAAAATACTATAACACAAACAGATGTTAATTGAACATTAAACACAGGAGACACTATAACAGTACAAAAATCTGATAATTTTACAGAAAATTTTAAATCCGATATATCAAAATTTTTGGAAGTAAGAAAATTACTGAATACATTTGAAAATTTTATATTGCCAGATTTAATATATTTCTCATTTGATATAGGGATAACAATAAGAAGGGGATATTCATATAATAATGTAGTACAAAGTATAAGAAATAAATTATTATATTTATTTGATCCATCCAATAGAGAATTTAATGATGTAATTGATTTTAGATTATTAACAGATAATCTAAAAAATACCAATATTGTATCTTCCGCAGATCCATTCAGATACATTTTTGGTATAAGAACGTTGGTTATAAGGGATATTAATATTATAAATACATCTACAGAAAGTGAAATTATTGAGAATTATGAAAGTTTAAATTATCCACAATATACATTAGATAATATGAGCCAATACGATAACGTTCTTAGACCAATAAAATTGGGATTAAATCAATTTCCAGTAGTAACAGAAAATAGTATAATAATAAATCAAGAAGGATAGATAAATGACAAAGTTTGCAGATATACCTTGATATATAATTGAAGAATATTTAAATACTCTTATTGATGGGGTAATGGACATAAGTGATTTAGAATATAGAAGATATGAATCTAGTGGTGGTTCTATAATGACAGGTCCAAAAAACATCAATGTGACAAGGGGAATGTCACAATCATTAAGCTTATATGCCAAAAATGAAGAATCTGATTACAAAGAACTTTTTATTGATATCGCACCAGATTGGAAAGATTATAATAAAATTAGTTTAAACAAAACTACTGTATATACAGTAACTCCATCTGATGATATAAAAAGAGAAACAGAAGAATTTGGATTTCAACAAACCACATATAATTATTTGAGGGATGAAGTTTTTGGCGATGTTATGGATGGCGATGAAATATATTCAAGAAAAGATAGTGGATTAAATCAATATATTATTAATAACTGAGAAGATTTTGAGGGAAATGTAAATCCAAATATTACATTTACATATTTGGGTAGTGGATATGATAAAAGCGGTGTTTTGGAAATATATTACTATGCAATGAAAGATTGAGTAAAAGACGCACTGCCGGATAATAACAGAAGCAAAAGATTTGATGAATTTATAG